AGTATCGTTAACTACTGCTGATGTCGGTGCACCACCTGAAGTTAATTCTACTGCCGGTGTCTGAAGTTGCCAATCAGCACCGTCATATTCAAAAATTCCCCATTTTGAATTGCCTGGATTTAACCAGTATGTGTTATTACTTGGGTTGCCTGTTGGTTCACTTGACTGTGGACGTAGGGCAGTTAAGTCAACGTCAGCTCTCACAATATATGCGGCTGATGACTGACCTAGGAAGCTATATGCTGCCAGTAGACCATATTCATTTGTTTCATCACCCTGTGCTACTGTGCCACTTACTGTACGGAAGTCTACGTTACCGAAGTACTGTGTTAGTTCACGCTGTGATGTTACTAGAACTGGCTTTCCTGCATTAGCTGGTTTGGTATATTTTGCAATACCATCAGTTTCTGTGCCAGTAGGGTCAACTTTATTTGCGCCTGTTGCAACAAATAGCATTGGTACCGTTCCTGCGCCTGCTGGACCATAAACTGACTCATCTGTTATGCTAACCTGTACACCAGGTGAAACTAGATTTGCCATTTTGGAATTCTCCTTATCTAAATTACGTAATTAGAAACTATGTTCTATACGTATTTATCGAGAACCGCAGAAATAGGGCTGAAACAGAATTAACTGATAAGTTTATAGGTTGAAATTGCGAGATCTTCCATAGTTCCTCGGTTGTCTAGTTCCATATCGAACTCCCAACCTGCCCAACTCCACTCGCTTGGATGGACTTCTGGATAATTTTCACTCATATTGGCTTGCTTATGCCCTCTATTTTCCATAGATGCAGTTTCCCACCATTCAGGCTTATCATTTCTCCATACTACTGCTGTTTTTCCTCCAAAACGCTTGATTACCTCAAGTTCATTAAAAAATCTACAGTCTGAAATTACAACATTTTTGTCTGTCATCTCAATTTGGCGTTCACAAGCCGCTACCCAAATATCTGGATGGAAATGATGACGGAATACATTAGTACCAACGTTTTGTAAAACATATCTTGGAGTGAAGTGAGGAATATCTAGCCTGTTTGCCCACCATCTGTCTACCGTTTCACGGAAAACTCTACTTTCGGTAGTATTACCTTCAAGCAAAATACGATCCCACCCAAAAATGTTTGCACAAGCATCTTTTAATGCACCAGCAAAGCTAATTCTTTGGAAACCTTCTTGTAATAGGAAGCTGGCGGCAGTATCCTTACCATGTCCTATTAATCCACATATGCCAATAACTTTTTTCATAGCTACATTATATTAAATTATTAATTATTTGTCAACAACAAAATTATTGTTTTCAAGTTTATGTATTACATCGTGAAATTTCTCTCCTAGCACTTTTATTCTAAGATAAATTCGTTCACTTGTAATATTCGGCACTCCATGAATTGCCATTCCATTAAATAACGTAGGGTGCTTACTGCTATAGTAATGATTGTACTCGATATCGTCATCTGTCCAACCTCTTTTTTTATAATTTACATTACGCTCTGGTTCTACTCCATCTCTACTGTAGAAACTTATTGGTTCTCCAGCATCCTCTGGTAATATTGGAAACATTATACCGCACCACATGTAATGATCTGTATGAGGGTGGAATTTAAAGCCCACATCATAATGCAAAATATCAATGTCACGTGGTTTTATTGGTTCTGCAAAATTAAACATATCTACATATTTTTTAATGACAGGATATTCTAATAAATCCTTGCCTTCAGTTTTTTGAACAGCAATTGCGTTCATACCAGGCTTGCCTTTGAACTCTCTTTCCCATGGAGAAAGAAATTGCATGTAATCACCAAATGGCATTATGTGTTTATGTTGATTAACAAAGTCTAATAGCTCATCTCTATCATATGTGATTTCATCAATAGTACAATGATATTTTCCGAGTTGCATTTTTAACCTATAATAAAGCCGAGCCCTGCACTACCGTCATTATATAATGTAAGCTCTGTTTCAAGTTTATCAATATCTTGCATAGCATCAGTACGTAACTGATCTGCATTCATTGTTGTACCACCTTGTGGTCCTGCAATTTGTGCAAACTTACCACGTGCTTCTGCAAGTATTAATCTTGCATGAGCGTATGCATAATCTTTAATCCAAGGACCAGCATACAGGTCTAACAGTAAGTTTTCGTCTGGACGATAATTGTAACAATGTAAAAATACATTATCTGTTGCTTTGATTTTTCTGTGTAGTAGGAGTTTATGATCTTGCTGTCTCCAAGTAAACAATATTTCTGCTCCAAATAAGCGACCCATTGTTTCTCTATGTTGTGATATAAAATCAAACATAGTTAATCCTCCTTGGCGGTTAGCGCCAAGAAGGTATGTTTGCAAGAATGCTGTTTGGAAAGGTTCAATATCATTACCACTATTGGCACTTACACCAGTAGTTCTACGATATATGTCCTTTACTTCTAACACTTCGTTAGGTAATGTATATTCGTTGACATCCTCTTGTAGCTCTAAAAACAAAAAACTTTCTTCTACTGCATTTTCAGCTCTTTGTCTATACTTGAGCAGTGATTTTGAAATCGCTAACTCATAATGCTCAGGATCAAGCTCAACATCTATCATTCCTCCGCCTAAACGAAGTTCCATTTCTTTAATTAGATCGCTCTTTGCACTCATACTCGTTCTCCTAGTACGAGTATTTATCTAATCAATTATTAAATGTACCCAATAGAATGATATCTTTGTTCATCCTACCATTAAGTTTTGTTTCTGTTGTTTTCAACGTATCAAATAGCTTAACAGTTTTAGATCTGGTAGTCTTTTTAATTTGAGGTAGCAATTCTGCAGGTTTTCTTACAGTTTTCTGAATACTCTTTTCAGGATCAAATCCTTGAATAGTAGTACCTTTAACTGTTAGCCCACTGCCTTCACGCTGTAGTCCTTTAGGGTCAACATTAGAAGCATAATATAGTCCTAGCTTTCTAGTTTTAGTATTAAACACCATTGCAATATTACACCCAATCAAACCAGTTGCCGGAACACTTGCAATGCCATAAGAACTATCACTAGTTTTTAGCTGTAGTTTCTTAACCAAATCATCAGCACTCTTAGCTTTAATTTTACGTGGCTTGCGTTGAGATTTACTTTCTAAAATTGTAATGTCACATGCATCAACAATTTTTCTGTAAAGCTCTAGCATATTTTTCTTGCCTTTAGTACTTAGATGTGCATATCCTTCTTCAAGTTGTTCACGCATATCATCCATGTCTTTTTTAGAAACTTTTGTATTAAGTTCAGTAAACTCTCCAAGTTCACCTTCATAAAATTTTCTAATAATACGAGCATGTCCTGCCTTTGCACTAACCGCACGTAACATTTTAGCTGGATCAAACTTTTTTAATTCTGCAGAATCTTCAGCATCAAAAGAATCAACAAATTCTTCAATTTCATCTGTCATACGACAGCTTGCTTCAAACATTAACTCCTTAATACTAGGCTTGTAAATGTTTTTATTCTTATCTGCTTCAGCCGCACGTTTGGCTTCTTGTTCTTCTACATGCTCTTTACCATTTTCAATAGCACGTTCAATACGTGGCACAATCCAATCAGTAATTGGCTTAACTTCTCCCCCAGTGCCTGGCAAACTGATCCAGTATTCATTTTCTGCTTTATGGAAGTTTGGCATTCCCATAGTAAGCATACGACAATTGTATCCTACATTGTGTGAAATCTGATGAGATTTATCAGCTTTGGCGGCTCGGATTTGATCTTTTGTATAATCATTATCACGCATCCAGTGATAACAAAAGTCCTGTAAATCTGGAAGTTTGTAATGCTCATAATAATGTGAATGTGCTGAAATTTTAGCTCTGTGGAATTTTTCTCCACTCCACTTTTCACAACCATCCCACTTAGGATCAACCAATTGACTTTTACGCATTTTTTGCGCTACTTTTTTAACTGTTTTACGAGCCATTATACAGCCTCCTCTCGGCATAAATTTTCAATATGACGCTCAATGTTTTTATCGCTCCAATTAGCAAAGTCCAAAGAGCGAGCATATCCTTTACTAACACGGTCAGCAGTAAGATAGTACGCATCTTCTTCTAATTGAATACGCATATACTCTTTAAGAGTACCAGTAGGAACACGTTGACTCCAATAGTCAACTTCTGTTGCTGACGGCATCATGCCCATCCAACAACCAGGTTGTTTTGAAAACTCCTCAGCTTCTTTGCGCTGAGCATTAATGTAATCAACTAGTGCTTGTTCTACTTTATACATTGAATCCGTCCTCTACTGCTTTTATGTGTTTACATTTCTTAAATGCTGGACAATCACAAGTAAATCCGTTATCCACCATTTCAATATTATATGTACCTTTACTACCCTCAGCATTCCACACTGTACCTACAGCCCAATGTGAATTTGTATTTACGATATCGCTAGGATAAATTTTAGGGCCATATTTTGCCATTAAAAGTTTTCCACTTCTCCATCAGGACCACGCATTTCTAAAATTACAAAAGGAACCTTTACAGCCCGAGTAACTTTGCTAGCCCAATCACATGCATCTTCCCAATCTACAAAATGCATAGTTTCAGTTAAAGTAAGTCCTTCAGCAATACCACTGAGTACATACTTATCATACTCTACTTTGTAGCGCATGTCAAGAAATTCTTTTTTCAACACTTCGATTTTTTCAACTTCATCCGTTTCCTGCTCTTTAAGAGCGTTCCACAAGTCTTCACCAAAAGCCTGATAGCCTTTGTTTCTGTTATATGATACATAATCAAGATATGTGTTATGTGCAGTAGCTAACATTATACGATCTCCTCAAAACCCATCATCGCAACTTCGTACTTGGTAGTACCAACAAGCATTTGGTCTCCCATTGAAGTTGAGCGCAAGCCCATGCCACCTTCATTTAGTGGTGCCATAACAGTTACATTAGGATTATAATCACCATTTGCTTCGCCATTATCAAAATACTTTTCTTTACGGCTCCAAGAACCCATAACATTGTTAGTCCAACGGTATGCATATTCCAATGCTTCTTCATGAGTTGCATAAGGGGTGTCAACAAATGCTACTGTGCGAGGGCTATCTTCGAACGCTGTGTGTATAACTGCTACTTGCATTTTTATCTCCGTTGTTTCTTAACTTATACATACACGATAACATAGTAAGACGTATTGGTCAAGAAAAAACAGAACAAAGATATCCTTTGAAATCAATGGGTTGTAATTTTTATTGAATTTTTTTTATTTTTTTGGCTGATAAAACTCAAAATCATCATACATTACGCCCAACATCGCCCATAATGCATCACTGTAAAAGTTAGTTTTCCAGTTACCTTTTGTTTTATAGTTGTGCCATACACTTTCGCTTGCAGATTGTTGTGAATAATATTGCCAAAAAGGAGTATCATTGCGCTTTGTTAAGGCATAATGATGCCAAATGAAATCACAGTTTTCTTTCCATAGCCTACGCATACTTCTGTTATAAGCCTTTTGAGATAATCCACGTTTTAGGCAATTACCTAATAGTTGTATACCATACACTGTTACAAAGAGTCCATTGGCTTCTAGAGGGTCAACCCATCCAGAACTTAATCCAATGGCTACTACATTATCTTCCCATGGATTTTCTAAATACTCAGGTATCCAACTAAGTTTGCGTGGAGGTATGTT